CAATAAACTTACTTACCGAGTACGGAGAGATTTCTACGTGGCGCATCTTTGTACCCCACACCCTACTCTGTAATATTTTAATCTCCTGCAAGAACTCGACAATCTCGTCTTGTAACTCTCCCATTTCTCCCCCTACCAATGTTCCCAACCGCGACAACCGCAGTAGTGCTTATCATATTCTTCGTGTGGCGCTATTGTTGCAAATGGGCGGAAGGAGTCAGAGTGAACCTCGGAGTCACAGTCGTACCCCAACCAAGGTGAGTAAGCCCCGTACTGAATACACCGCGACATACGCAAGGTATCCAAAGTTATATCCGTAGCCCGTATTGCGTCTAGGATTCCAACGTATGCGTGAGCAGCATCTCGGTATTCTCTAAAAGTCTCAAAGATAATCGGGTCGTGAATTACGTGCTCACATTGCAATCGCCACTCATCGTCAATGAAGCGCATAGCCACATTCCATTGCGGCATATTGGGATAGGCAGGTGAGGATACTTCTATTTCAGTCTCGTTCATTGTCTCGCCTTTTGCGCTCTACCTCGGTCATATGCAAAGTTAGCGCATACCCGATTATGTCCACAATGGTATCGGTTTTAGGAGAGTTGACTTGTCGTGCTAGTTTCATTCCAATCATACATAAACTAACTTGCTCTGCTGTTACAGGGCTTCCAAGTATTACTTCCCATATCTTTGCCGCCCGCGATAGGTTATCCAGCGGGTGTCCATAGGCATCATTTCTGTCCTGTGAAACTAATTCGGCGGCGTAAGCGGCAATATCCCTAGGGTCGTCATAGGTCATAGTTTTGGTAGCCCCCAATCGTTGGACTGTGTTAGCGACACAGGAGTTACCCCGTTCACCATATTTGACTTGCGTGGTTCGTACAGGGCTAAGAGTATTGCTTCTGCTCGGTCAGGGGAAGTAATGCCTCGGCGTTTGATATCTACCTTGCTCTCAATTTTGATACGACCAGAGGAATCCGAAGCGTACATAGGACCAGAGAGTTGGGCTAGTGTGCGTTGGTCTGCATCTACGCGAATTGTCTGCTCCCCCTCTGGACTAGGTTGTAACAAGGTGCGCCCATTCCACCACATCTCTGCTCGCTGATTTGTGAAGCGGGTAGACTCTCGCGCCTTCTCTGAAACATTTACCGCGACAATGTCTGCGCTATGCAGTTGTTCGGTTCCCCAAGTACGCAAGGTAGAGACAACTCCCCAGCCAAGACCAATGGAGTCTACTTTGACCCGAACCCTGCCACCATAATTCTTTTCTTTGTGTACCTTCTCTGCTTGACGGATTTGCTCCAAGACAATTCCTGCAACATCTACTGCGTTAGCATTTGCCTGACCTGTGGACTTGTGGCGTATCGTGCAGACCATACCTTCAGCCCAAGCAATCGTGAACTCATCACCGCCGTCTGAGGCAACATCTACGCCGATACGAATAGCGCCTAATTCAGCATTTTGATTATCCATACTTTGTTCAACCCAAGATAGAGGAATGACCTTGTTAGCCACTTGTCTAGGAAAGCGAGCGTGAACACGGGCTTCTACGAAGGGAGAGCCAAGACCAAATTCAGTAGTTACATCATTTACCCATTCGTGGTCTACCAAGTGCGTATTTACTTTGTGTATTGCAACTGAGGCAGGGCAAGATAGACAAGTACCTGCTTCCTCACCTGTGAAGTTAGGAGTAGCAGAGGCAGGAATTGGAATTGTGTTATACAACTCTGAACCGCAAATGCGCTCGAACCAGCCGCCTTCTTGGTCTGTGGGCGGGTTACCCAATACCAACAACCGAGTGTGTCCACCCGTCATAAGGGCTTCTAAGGCTGCGCCTAGGGTATGGGAGATACCGCCCGCTTCATCAACTACCACAAGTAAGTGCGGAGCGTGGATACCTTGTACGGCTGCTTCATCAGAGTTCATAGCAGAGAAGCCGTAGCCAACGATTTCATTACCGACTTTCCACTCTGTGGAGAATACTTCGCCTGCTAACTTATGGCGATTTGCTACGCGGCGTACTTGCGCCCAAGTAATGTTTCTTACCTGACGGAAGGTAGTTGCAGTAGTTACCACTTGGGCTGTACCTACTGGGTGAACGCTAATCCACCACGCAATAGCGCGGGCTGCAATATGGGATTTTCCAGGAGCGTGGCAAGCAGGAACGGCTGTTCTCTTGTTCTCTTTGATAGAGAGCAGGATTTCTTTCTGCTTCGACCACAACGACTCACCTAGCCCTTCTTCTACGAAACCAATAGGGTCATCGGCATAGCGATACCAAGGGTTCTCTAACTTGGCGCTGAAGTAGGTATGGACTGCTTCGCGTTCTTCAGGCGATAACTTCTGCAGTATCTCCTTCTTCGTCTGCGGAGGTAGCGTCAATAATTTCTCTAGGTTCATCTATCACCCCCATATGGCTCATAACTTGCGTAAGTTTGGCTTCTAGCGCTTCTACTGTTACTTCTACCTTTAGAGGACCACCGCCTTCTCCAACTATCTCAGTTTTGCGCCCAAAGAAGTTAGGCTGCGTTCTTTCTAGGAACCACGCAGAGGCTTGCCAAGTTCCAGATGAAGCGGCGTTCTGTATCAGAGCCATAGCCCTAACTACTGCTTCACCCTTTGCCTTTTTTACTGCCTCGCATAATTCGCATAACTGGTCTAATGACTTGTCTGGCTTGTGTCCTTGTTCCCGTCGTTCTAGTTCAGCCCCGCCCTTTTCCAACCAACGATAGACAGTAGATACGTGGACTCCAGCGTAATCTGCCGCGTGTTCCATATAGTTACCAGCCCGTAGAGCATTGACTAACTTGTTTATGATTTCAGGGTCAGCCACTAACTTAGGCTTTCTACCCTTACGAGGTGCTACCTTCTTTGTAGTCATAACTAGGATTATACTTCTACTAACGCCTCTAAGATGACCTCTTTCATATACTTTGCCGTCTTTTTAGGGTCATTTTCCTCCGAAGTAATGCGATATGCCCCGTGTCTAAGGGCTAAGTTGTAAGCCTTTGTTCGTCTACCTGCTACCCAAGTAGGGTTCTGTACTTTGAGTCCGTGTTCTTCGGCTCGTGAGATACGCCGTAGTTGGGCTGTCTCCTCTGGAGTATCTAAGTAAAATAGGAATAGCGTTCCTTCTCGCTTAGCGCAGTCTATGAAGCGGTCTACGGCTAGGCGGTCTCCTTCGCCAAATACCCAAGAGATAGAACGCCTTGCCCACTCTGGATAAATCTTTTCTACTTCAACTATCGCCGTATGTCCTAGGGTGTCTGTCCCGCTAAATGGTTTGCGGTCTTTGCCCAAGATAATGCCATAGCCACCCAAGCCAGATTTAGCGATGCGATGTGCAAAGGGCTTTTCAATGAGTTCTTGTTCTGTCCAATCCTCTAAGAAAGCATCAGCCAGAGTTGACTTACCACTTGCAGGCGAGCCAACTAGGTAAATAGTTATCATACAAGTAGACCCTCCATTGCTTTCATAGTTGGTTGCGAGCCAACAATCCAAAATAACGATTTGTTATCTCTTGCGTGGAAGGGTGCGAACTCACTCATTAGGCTTGGTTCGTGCAGGTACTTAAGTGCTTTGCCCTCATAGGTTGGGTGGTATTCAATTCCATCTTGATTCCAAGGGATACGGTCTTGATAGCCTGTGTACTTGGTAGTATGCAAGTCGTAGTTAGATATCTGAACCTGACCTAAAGAGTTAGCGTTATGCTTTACTGCTAGTTCTGGGTTGTGAGCATAGTCGTAACTAAAGAACTTTCGGATATTTAGCCCTGTGGCTTGTTCAATAAGTGCTAGGCGCTCCTGAATAAACTCTAGGCGGTTTGGACCAATACCTAGCAAAGTAATCCGCTTGAGGTTAGCAGGGGCAAACTTGACTATTCCGTACAATACAGATACGCAAGAGTTGCAAGAGCCAGCGGTCATATAAATATGTTCTACTTCATCTGGAATATTGCGTACTTGGTGCGCCCCTACTGCGTGGAAGGCTTCTACTTCTTCGGGTGTGGCTTGCTTGCTCGTAGTTATTCCATAGTGAAGTCGGTAGTGTCGGGCGAACTCTGGAGTGTCGTGGAATCGTGATACTGCCCCTTGCAAAGCAGGGTTGTACCCAACGGAATGGTAGAGGAAAGACGCTCCAACAGAATTAGCAATAGCGACATTTTCGTGCTTGACCGCAGTTTCTGGCTTTGTAGCACCCATTACAACAGTAATCGGCAGCCCGTAGTGTTTGGCTACCAATGCTCCCATACTGATTTGCGGACTCAATACTGACGCGCCTGTGATGATTCCTGCGTTGCCACCTTTCTGGACATAGTTATCCACTAGGTGAATCAACTGACGCAACTTTGACCCGTTGATACCGCCATAGCCCAAAGGCGCAAAGTAATCCTCGCGCTTGAAGTAAATACCATTGCGTAGTTCTACGGGAGTTTGCTCCCACATATATTGCTCCCAAGGCATATCCCTTTTTAGGGTTGCACTAGGAAAGATTGTAGTTAGCGTATCCACTTGTATCCCTTTTCTCCTGAACCTGCGGGGAACTTTACAATAGATATCTCACTTGGCGCACCTTTTTTAGCAAGAAAATAGGAGCAAGCGTGAGAGTAGGCAGTAGCGACAATGGAATATCCCGTATCTGCGTATAACTTTGCAGACATAGCGTGAGCATAGGTAAGCGGGTCACGGGTAACTTCCATACCGCTAAATCTTGTGTAGTTCTCGGTATGCAGGTGAAGGTAGGAAACCGCCCCGTCCATCCATAGAATTGCATCTGGGTTCTGCTCGGTCATTCGCTTCCACTCTGCACCCCACTCGGCATAACGCATAATGGTCATAAAGGGGAAGTCGCATACGAACAGGTCAGCGTGTTCTGTCCCGAGAAGTTCGTGAGCATTACCGTATGCGACTTCCACTCCTGCTTTGCCCTCGAAGGCAAACTTGAGTTGATTTAGGCAAGGTTCATCTATTTCATAAATCTTGTGACTACGCGGCTCGACTTGTCCCTGAATAAGAGCAGAGAACGCTCCTACTCCACCGAACGGCTCAACAACTGATAGCCCTTTGGGTAACATCTTGAGTAAGTGTTCAACACATAGTAGGTTCTTTCCAGTTTCCAAAGTACGAGCGTTGATGTATTCGTAGTATCCAAGCGCCCGCCCTTCACCTTCTACCTTCTTGACCTCGCCCTCAATAACTGGCAGTTCATACTTCTCGCAGATTAGTGCTGTTTTAGTCGTCATCATCTCTCCTGTTTAGTGTTCCTGCCCTTACGGCATCGTTGTAGTCGTTCTGGTACTGCGGGTAATCCCTATCCATCATAATCACTTGCCCTGTTTTTAGATAGTGGTTTTGCTTTAGAGGAACTAGCCCAACATCGTGCGGACTATCTTCTAGGCGTAGGTAATCGGGCAGGTATGTTTTGCGGGCTTCCCAGAAAGTAGAGAAGTCTAGGTTTGACCAGTCACGCTCTGCCTTCTTGATTCTGTAAAATAACATATCGTTATACACATTGGGATATCTTCTGTTGGGTCTATGCCAAGACTTATAGGTACAAAGGGCAGACTCCAAGGTGAAGTAGGAAACATCTCGCTCATAATCCTTGCCTACGGCTCTTGCCTTTGCCTTCTGCAAGATAGATGAACCAACATCTTCTAGCGCAGAGATTAGGGGCGCAGGATAGTTGCCATCAAAGTTTGGGTTGGATTTATGCCAGTCGTATTCGTCAAGTCCT